TCATTAAATCAAGGTCACGCTTTCCGTCAATCTGGTACGAGAATGGCTGAATGAAGTCATTATCGAAATCAAAGGTGTCCCAGTCATCATAGTTATCAATACTACTGTTGTTCTTGATTGCGAACGGGTATAAATCAAACTCGACATTAATAGTCAGTGTGTTGTATGTTGAGTCGTCATCAACCTTAACACTCTTAGCTTTTCCTACCCAGTAATAGCCCTTGTCATGCGTGTCGTATAGCCGTTGGTCAAACGGTGACATAATCAAGCGCTTTACTTTATTTTCAAGCGTTTTACGGTCACTATAATTCAATTTATACGCTCTAAGCTGATAAGTAATGGTCCGTTGCTCGTAGAATCTTTCGCCAGTTATTGTTGAAAAATCTAAAATACCGTTTGCATAGCTTAAGTTCTCTGTTACCGTCTTTTCGGCTGGTGTAGGAGCATCCCGATTTAATAAATAGAATCCATAATCTGATGAATTAAATTGCCCGAATTGAATGTATTCAGAACTCATAATCTATTCCTCCGATCGTTCGTCATGACGTCTCCAAGAGCACCGTTATAGTCATTAACAGTCGCACCAACCAACTTGTCATTATTCATTGAAATGACATGACCATTCTTAACCGCTTCAACAACATCATTAAGTTTATTGCTGATTAAACTGTCCGATTGCATCTGCATAGTCTGACCAATTTTACCGTCAACTCTCATATTGCCAGACTGAATATTACTCATGTCTTCTGAAAGAATTGGGTTCATTTTGAATTTCATATCAACTGTTCCGAGTTGAGCTGCATCTAGTGCGCTCTGGGCCATGTCATTGATTGATTCTGTTACACGATATGCATTATCGTTAATACCGTTTTGCATCCCCATCATTGTAAATTGACCAATAGCAGCAAACTCACGAGATGGTGAATGGATTCCGAGGGCTCCCTTAACGCTTTTAAGAATATCCTTAGCGACTTTAACTGCTGCTTCAACAGCTTCCTTGGCGGCATTTGCGATACCTTTTACCAGTCCCTTAATAAGGTTAATTCCAACATCAATAAGATCAATTGATTTAATACCTTTTTCAACTTCTTTTGAAGTATCTTTACCTTTGCTGTTGGCCTTGCTAAATCCTTGGAATATTCCGCTAATAAACGTTTCGAGCAAAAGAGCTCCAGACCCAAGAATTTCGCCAAGCGCCTGTCCTACGCCGTTTACAAATGACAAAACAACATCAATTGCTTTATCAACAATTTTAGGCATCGAATCAACAATACCTTTAATAAAAGCAAATACTAAGTCAATTCCAGCATTAATAATTTTAGACAAATTATTAGCTATGCCTTCAACCATCGCAACGATAAAGTTGACTGCCGCTTCCATAAACTTAGGAACATTAGCGGTTAAGGCGTTTAGAATGTTAACAATCATATTTACAAATGAAGCAATGAGTTTAGGTGCCTGTTTTGCAATCCCATCAATCATACTAATCAGCATATTAACGAATGATTGAATGAGAATAGGCACATTCGTCGCCAACGTTTGAACGAATTGAACAATGATATTAACAAATGCAGCTACAATGAGCGGAGCATTGGCGGAGATAGTTGCCAAAAAACCAACAATCATTAATGCAAATCCTTGTCCCATAGAAAGCATAATTGATTTTATATTCTGGCTCGCTGTATTAGCTGTATTCAAAACGTTAATTAAATTAGCAATAGAATTTACTAACAGGCTAATTCCTACTGCCGCAATACCAATTCCAGCACCAGCCATCAAAATTGCCGCTCCAAACGATAACGTTACAGCAGCTAATCCAATCATTCCAGGTAAAGCCGCACTTAATGCAGGGCCAAATATTGCAAATACTGCAACAAGTGCAGAAATAGCAATCGTCACTCCAGCGAGGGCGATTATTCCCGATGTTCCCGTCTTAGCTAATTGAGTAATAGATAATACAAGAGCAGCAAATCCAACCGTTACTAAAGCTAGACCATCTCCTATTTCAAGAACCGCTAATCCCATCTGCATCATATCTTTTGCTGATGTTTTAGCAGCGCCACCAACTGCTTTTGTCCCTGCTGCTGCAGGGGCAGAAGTTGTGGCAACCGTAGTGTTAGCCCCACTAAGACCAAACATTTTAGCAATGAGTCCAAAAATAGTCTTCGTCATCCCTGACATTACTTTTACTGTTCCAGATATTGCCGAACCAATCTTACCAACGTTAACTAAGAATCCTCCTGCAGCCGTGATAGCAGGGCCAATTGCTGGAGACAATCCAACAAATCCTCTCGTTACCTTAGCAATCGGATTATTGCTTTGTTCAGCCCATTGAATTGTGGAATTGGTCATATCAATTAACGAACCAGTCACGCCTGATTTGCTTGCCATCGACTTATTTCGAAGTGATTCCCAATTTCCACCAATTTGTTCGATTTTAGAACCAACATTCTTCTGCATTTCGTTGGCCTGGCTGTTAAGAAAATCAGTTGATACCTGTCCGTTAGCAGAGGTAGTCTGCATCTCTTTAGAAAATGCTGTCCATGACGTTGTTGTATTGCCAGTTTTGTCATTGATGGAATCCAGCAACGGCAGAATCGCTCCCATCCCTGATGTTCCGAACATGTTTTTCAAAGCCGCTGCTTTATCACTAGAACTCATTCCATCCATTTTTTGAGATATTTCGGACAATATCTGTGGGAATTGCTTCATGTTTCCTTGCGCATCAGTAAACGTAATTCCCAATGCACTCATTTGCTTAGCAGCGACCTTGCTTGGAGCTTGCATCATGAGCATGGCGTGGTTCAAGTCTTGTGAAGCCTGTGCAGCACTAAATCCACGATTGGTAAGCAACCCAATTGCAGTTGAAGTATCTTGCATGGAAACACCAGCATTTGAAGCTGTACCACCAATAGTAGCCAATGCTTGCTGCATAGATCCAATAGAGGCGTTCGACAGATTGGCTGTCTGTGTCAAAATAGCGGCTGCCTGTGATGAACCATCAAGGCTTTTACCCCAAATGTTCATTGACTGTTGAACAACACCAGCAGTCGTCTGCAAATCTTCTCCAGCAGCAGTAGCTGCACGAGCAATAGATGGAAATTCTTCTTTAATCGTACTGATTGATGCTCCGTCGCGAGCCATGGCAACCATAGCATCAGCGGCGGCTTGGGCACTAAGAGGCAAATCTGCCCCCATTTTATTAGCCATATCAGATAATCCGCCAATATCTTTAGCTGTTCCTCCAGCAATAACTGCTGCTTGGTTTAAACTTTGTTGAAAAGTTCCAAATGATTTTAGCGACGTAACGCCTAACGCAGTCGTAGCTGCACCAATTCCTAGCATTGTTTTGCCGATTGGCTTTACAGTGCTTTCAATATTATCCATGGAACTTTTAGCACTTGCTGCAAAGCGTTCCATTGTATTGATTGCTGACTGTACACCAGCCATTAACCCAGCAACGTTGGCATCATATATTGCTGTTACTTGCCAATTTTCAGCCATTTAACCTCCTTTCCAGCTTATCGAGTAAGCTCATGTCTGTTTTTTCAGCATCACCTATATCAGCTTTAACAACGGCTGGGTTATAACGAGACTTAATCTTTTTCATCATTTTTTTAGCGCCATTTTCATAAAGCTTTTCAAACGTGTTATATTTCAAGTCATTTCCGCTTGCTGTTGTTTGTTGCGACTTCATCGTTGCCCAGGCGATCTCATAATGATCCCTTGATTTATCTACTCGTTTCAACTCATAAGCTTCGACTTGTAATTGATACTCTGCGGGTGTCATTTGTTCAATTTCGCTTAATCTCGAAACATTGAACCAACGAAGCCCATTAACTAATATTTCATGATACTGTTCAGCACTGTTTAATCTTGTTGTTGTGCTAACCGAGCTGTTACCGCTGCTTGATTTGCTTCGAGTTGGGCTACCATAGTTTTCGTAAATTTTCCCTCTTCAAGCGCTTTCTTAACTTCGTTAGAGATAGCATCGATATCTGTTCCATCATCTTCAAAAAATTCATCGAGATCTGATGTTGTTAGGCTTCCACCTGCCGCATGATTAGCAGCCTTCAAAATATCAGATAAAGCGGTCAGCGAACCCATCCCCAAAAACTGAGTCATTGTCATTTGAAGACCCATGGCAAAATTCATTCCATATTGAGATACTTCTTTAAATTTATCCATTTCTCGAATAAATTTCATTCCAAAACTAAACGTTTGAGTTTGACCGTTAACTGTAAATTCCATTATTAATTCTCCTATTTTCGTGTTTATCTACTATTGGGCTTCTCACCCCATTCGAACGTATAGCCGTTGTCGCTATATTCACTTACTTTGTTGGCGTTGGTGCCGATGAACTATTTGACGTCTCATTTTCTGTTACCTTACCAAGTTGAATGAATTGGACTCCCTTGTCCTTGTCATCGTCTAGGTTCAAGACCACTTCGCCAGAAGCTGCGTATCCGCCTTCAACAGAAGCTTCAATCTTCAATGAAACAGAGTTATCAGAGTCTCCAGTTTCTTCAACCGAAGTCATTACAGCCGTCATCGAACGAGCAACATATGTTCCAGTCTTTGTTCCTGGGGTATCTGTGTAGACAATCCAGAATTGTACGTTCTTGCCGTCGTTAAAGGCATTGTCAAGCTTCGTTACAATTTCTTGCTTAGATGCTAACAATTCCAATGAGAACGTAGCTTCGACAGCTCCGCCCTTCAATACTTTTCCAGTTTTCGTGTCTTCCGTCTTTGAATCCTTAGACCGCTTATATGAGTAAGTTGTTTGATAAGCAACCATCACTCCACTAGCATTTGCTTGGTCTTCTTCAACACGAGTAAAAACCAGCGCCTTACCACCAGACAGTGTTTTCAAGTCTGCCATTTTTCCTCCTTAATTGACTCGATATGTTAAATCGAGTGTTCCGTGTAGTAATCTCAAATTGTCTTCTTGTTCCAGCGTTACCGAATTAACGGTATACCTAGTATCTAAAGCAACTTGATAATCTCCTACTGTGTTAATTCCAAGAGCGTGGTCATAAGTATCAGACATCACTTCTTCCAATTGGTCCCTACCATCGCCAATATCAGCAGATACAAACAAATGAATCGTGATAGATGGGCGGGAACGCAAAACGTCTTTAGTTGGAACGTCTTGCGACATTGAGTAATCCCCAATGCAAATTAGTGGCGTGTCAAAATTCTCATCATTTAGCTCTGGGACTGTATTAAAAAAGCGGTCTCCGTACTCGTCGTACAGATAACCGCCAATATCTTTGTAAATCGCATAATCTGGCTTTGCTCTAAACATGTAGCACCGCCTTTAAATTACCAATAAACACATTCTTATGTGCCTCGAACGCTTGATACATGAACAACTTCGGCTTGATATACTTGGTCCCGTTTTCTTGAGCGTATCCGTAGTTAAAATTACCGTTATACACATCAGCAGAAACAATTCCACGTATATGCCATACATTCTTGGTAATAGTAACTTTCGTCTGCCGTCTCAAAAATCCAGTCTTAACGGGTTCAAGCCGTTGTGCTTGTTGCTGTGTACTAGCAGCCGTTGAACGAATCAAACTTTCTACTTGTTTTGGTAGTGCAGCCATCAACTTATGCTGACCAGAGATAAACTTGTCAGCACCTACTACTTTCATTTCAGATGCCATTTATCCCTCCTTTAAACGAATAGATGAGCGAATACCAACTGTCTGTCGTTCCTGAACCTCGTACTTCTTGCCATCAATCAGGCAATAATCAAAGTATGGCAGCGTGCCCACAGAGCGAATGACCTTTTCTCCGTATGAAACAACGCCATACTCACGATATGACTTAGCAGCACTTAAATTGGTTACATTAACCGTCACTTCGGATACTAACTCGTCGTCGCTCTTTTTATGAGGATTTCGGGGGTCTTGTGTCCCTTTGCTTTTGACATACAGCGAAACCTTTGTAGCTGCATTCATAGAAACATCACCCGACCTCTCTGCCGTCCAGCAACGTTCCCAGTTCTGTATTCGTCAATCTCATCCTTAAATTTAGTAAAGTCATCGTCCTGGAAAACTAGCGTTAATCCGTCTTGACCAGCCGATTTCATCCCCTCATTACCAATCCGAGAAAAACGAGCTGCCACAACTTCATCTACAATGTAGCTGAACTTTGGTGGAATATTGGTATCGTTTGGTAGTCCAAGTAAAACAGACAAACGACCCTTCACGTTTTTTTCGATAATATCAAGCTTTTCATCAACTGTGCTCTTAGGGTCTAAGAGCTTCGAATAATCACTCATATTAGCCCCCTTTCAGCTAATTACTTTCCAGTTGCAGTAGATGATGGCTTCGTGTATCCAGCCGTCAAGATGGCCTTCTTGTTGACATCAGAAACCCAGGCACCATACTTTCCAGCTCCTTGCAATTCAACTCCCTTGAAACCGGAAGCATCCAACGCACGAACAACATTAATTCCCAAGAATGCCTTGCCAATACCATCAGGCAAGAAAATAATATTAGCACCACCCATGTATTGTTCAGGTACTTGAGTAATAGTAATGCCCTTCAACTTCATCGCACCATTTTCATCAATGTTAACTGCTGATCCCTTAGCAGTTGTCGTCAATGTGCTATCAACAATAGCGTTGTACGTTTCTGGATCAACATAGGCACGAATTGGTGCTGTCACTTCCAAATTAGTATACTTAGCAGCCGCCTTCCCAAATGTCTTAACAACATCAGATACAGAACCCAAGTCTTCGGATGAAGAATCCAACAACTTTTGGCCAAACAACTTGTTAAATTGGCGGACCTTAGCTTGTGCCTGTGCATCCAACCGGTCTGCTAATGCTGACTGGAAATCAGCGTTCAAAGTGAAATCATCCAAACCTTCGTGCATTGTCCATGTTCCATCATAAGGAACTTCTTCATCCTTATAAGTAACTTCTTGCATTTGACCGAAACGAGTAGAATTACCAGTTCCAGTACCAAATGCAACATTAGGATCTGTGCTGTACTGTCCAATAACTACTGGCATATCTGATGTCTTCAATGCGAACATCTTAGCATTGTTTGAAACACCGTCAATTACTTGCATTTCACCAAATGCTGGTTGGAATACTGACTGTGAGCGGAATACTGATTGTGTAATTCCCGCAAATTGCTTTTCAAAAATTTGTTCTGCCATTTAAAGGCCTCCTATTATTTGTTGTATTTCTTCATGATCTTACTAAATGGATCATCTTCATCAGTTAGTGTTGAAGCACCACCCTTTGGCTTGCCAGTGCCTTGCAACTTCTGGTTAACCTCTTGATTAACTCGCTCAGCAATCAACCCATCAAGGATCGTGATGGCCTTGCTGATTTGTTCAGCATCTCCAATCGAAACAAGGGTTTCAGCTAAATCACTCGGCAAGTTTTTATCAGCCAATTCATCACGTACACTGGCAGTAAGTTCTCGCTTATTCAATGCTTCTTCACGGGCCTTCATTTCTTCTTCCTGTTTCTTAGCTGCTTGGTCTGCCTTCTCTTGTGAGCTCATCTTGGCTAATTTCTCGCCTTCTGATTTCGCTTCTTCCAACTTGTCCTTCATGGATTCTTCCCACTTAGCACGAGCTTTCGCCACTCGACGTTCTGCCTCTTGTTCAGCTAATTTGTTAGCCTCCTCTTGCGACAGAGTTTGTGTTTCTTGTTGACCTTCTCCACCTTGTACTTCGGTTTCTTGGTCAACTTGCGTATCAACTTCTTGCGACATGTCGTCCTCCTAAAATAAATGCACAGTAGCTTGCACAGTTTCCACCATATGGCACAACCTCCACTCGCTACTCCGTTGTTATGGTGCTTTTAACGACTTCCCAGGTCGATTTATGTACTAAAAAAGCACTCACAATCAAGTGAATGCTTATTAATCGTCGTATACTGTTGTGTCTGACTCGTCGACAGCGACTACCGAGCAACGGCAGTTAGGGTGTTTTGGAATCACATAACGACCCGAGCCAAAGCTGCTTGCTTTGAACTGCTTGCCGTCTAACTCCATACATAACTGACACGAACCAGCGCCTGCCACCCATTCGAGTTTCTTGTATCCAGCAGACTTAATTGACTTGACTTGCTGTTCAGCGGATACTCTAGCACCCTCTGTACGAAGAATACGTTCCGCCTCATACCGTGATACACCGTAACGTTCTTTAATCTGCTTGGTACAGGTCGTAGGGTTCTGGCTATCTAATAAGGACTCACGCAAGATGTTAGACATATCAGTCCGTAGCCGTGTTTGATTACTCCAAATACGGTCAGACCATTTAACGCCCTTGATACCTTGGTCAATGATTTTCTGAGTAATCTCTTGTGCAGCCGTGTCATATACTTTTCGTCCAAAATCAGCCGTTACTTTGACCTCATTCTTAAGTGACTTGCCAACATAACTAATTGCCTTCAGAGCCACAACAGAAGTAAACACCATCAGCGCATACTCTAATAACTGATCAACGTTGTTAACCTGTACCGTCTTAATACCATTTTGGATAGCGTAATGGTCTATCTCACTAACCAACTCACTATCTGGATATTGTGAGTAATCTGCCTGGTCGAAATCATCGTACTCATCATTAAAGCTGCCCCACCAAGCTAAGAAGGCTTGCTGATTGTTGGCAATCATCTTGTTAAGCTCTTTAACCGATTGATTATCAGCCCTTGTTCTCTGGTTGGAAAATTGTAGTCCTAAATCATGATTACTCATCATCATCTTCATCACCTAGCTGTGAGGTTTTATCCTGCAAGCGCTTCATTTCATCCTGCATGGCGTTCATCGGCTCATTTTCACGCTCTCGCATGGTTTCAAGTTCACTAGTGTCAATACCAGGGGCGTAACGGTCTAGGTACTCCTTAGGGAAACTAGCGCCTGATTGTTGCAATACTTGAATAGTAGCCACATCATCAGTTGGCAAATTGTCAGTGAACATGAAGTTGATGTTTTGATAGTCCAACTGCCATGGTCCAGAGGCTGCCTTTTCTAATTTTTCAACAATGCCATAAATTTCGCTTAGTCCCTTTGAAAATGAACGTCTCTTTGTCTTGGCTAATTGAATAACACCTAGCTGTTTGTACTGCATGGCAACACCAGAAGCATTACTTGCGAAGTTTTCATCTGATACATCAGGCGTGCGAGAGAATGAATGAATGTTCTTATACAGTCGGCTCTTGTAAGCTTCAACACCAGCCGTGTCATATTGCTTATGGATATAATCAGCGGAAACCGTTGTTTGTTGACCGGTTCCAGTAGAACCAGATTTCAAGAAGAGAGTACGAGCTTCTTTAATACTTGCCATTAGCTTCTTTTTTTGTTCAGCCAACTTTTCTAAGTATTCTTCATCATCTGGATTGCCAAACAAATCAGCACCATCGAGCAAATCATCAATGTCACCCTTAATAACAAGCATGGCATCGTTGCTATCCTGCATGTAGTTAGCCGTGTCAGACTGTGCTGCGTCATAAGCATCAATCAAGCTAATAACACCATCGAAATCACCCAGTCGTTGGGTATTATTCCAAAATTCAACAACTGGAAGCGTGGATAATTGGTCCGTTTTAGCCACATCATACCCATTAACAACTGTTCCATCAGCAATCGCTACAGGGTTACTAATATTGTATTCGCTATCTGTCCACGTCTCAATCATATACGGTTGATAATTTAGGTCGTCATTAATCTTTGACTGTTCCGTATAGCGAACAGCCATAATTGGCACTGGGTCTACGTCATTTGAATAGATCATGAACGTGTTAGCAGGACTAAGTCGAGTAATCTTCTCGACATCCCCATCACGGTAGACATTAGCAAAAGCTCGCCCATACTTGGACATATCAGAAAACAAGTCATAAAAGAGTGAATTCACACCATTTTCATGATTAATCTTGTCTAACTGCTGGTGTTCATCTTCTTGCCCATTATGGTCTTGATCAACGCTAATGTTAATCGGGTTCCCAACCGAAAAGGCGGTATGAAAGTCGACAATTTCTTGAGCAAAAGGGTGCCCTAATCGCACATCAGCCCCATATTCATCAATACGGCGACTCACTTCACTGTTAATATTGGTATTAATACCCTTGTAATAGCTATCAAGATTAATTAGACGTGGGCGTTGCTTGTTGTAATGGTGCATGATGAACTCGCCCACACGCTTTGGTGTTAAGTTATCAAGGTCTTCTTGATACTGCATTAAAGCATGGTGCAAGTAACGTTCTGCCTTTGTTTGATAGCTATCATTTGTTTCCAAAATTGCCATATATTACTCCTATCGCAGTCCTAAATCATTGACTGCTTGTACTCGTTCTTGGTAATTCATGTATTTTCCCTTGCTGTTGGTGAAGATGATTGGTTCTAGCGCATACCCTAATGCTTGGATAGCGTGGTCGTCACCGTCTTCTGGTTTGTTCAAAAACTTACCGAACTTGTCTTTCTGATAAGCGAAGGTGCTCATTTCATCAACTAAGTAACTAGCGCTTGGGTGAATGTGGTACTTAAAGTTCTTCATAAACTCCATGCGCTGAACAACGGAATCTTTTCCTTTACCAACAGGAACAATCGTTTTAAGACCCTGTGCGTGAAGTTCTCCAATCGTTCTTGGTTCTGCACTATCGCCATACACCTTGCCTCTTAATGCGCCATTACGTGCTAATTTACGAGCCATAGGTGCACTTAACATCCCCGTCTCGTAAAATCCATCATAGACGTATATATCATGGTCTTTTACTACTGCTTTAACGAATGCAGTAGGGTCATGTGTGAAACCAAAATCAAGTCCCATGATATGACGGCCTTGAATCTTGCTGACATCGAAGTCTTCGAGATTAAATAGACCTTCAAAGACAAGGCCTTCAGCAATGCCCCATTCGCCATCAACAGCGACTCTGGCACGATTAGGGTTGCGCTTCTTCAACTCCATCATGTTGTCAATGAATTGTTGGTCCAAGTGGCTGTTGTTCTTATAAGTGGTCGTAAAATTCAACACGCCATTTCGCTTGGTCTCCTCATCAAAGAACTCTTCTTTCAACCAGTGGCGTTCTGACCAAGGGTTAAAAGTGAGAACATGCTGATAATATCCCCCATCAGGCAACTGGCCACGAAGTGATTCAACGACTGTTTGGAAGTCTTCACGACTTTTAAGCTCATATGCTTCTTCCCACCACGCTCGGCACAAATATCCGTTCTCGGCACTAATAGACGTGATTTTCAACGGGTCATCCATGCCTCGAAAGTAAATCTTCTGGCCTGTTGATTTCATGGTAATTTCAAGCGGACTAACAGTGAATTTAAAAAGGTCACTCAACCCTAGTAGATTGATGACCTTTTTCAGCGTGTTATATGTCGATTCCTTATTCGTATTCTGATACTGCCTGATAACTAACCAATTCACATAAGGTAATCGCAACATCTCGTAAATAACGTTATAGGACTGCGCCCACGATTTACCAGAACCACGAGCGCCCTTAATGGCAACAAATGGATCATGACTGGAAAATAATTGATAATATGACCGGTCAACTGATTTATGAAAGTTTAAATCAATCTTCGTCATGCTTTATCTCCTCGAATGAATCCATATTGATAATCATCTCGCCATTGTTAGTGCCACTATCAAAGACACCCTTTCCATTAAGGTATTCAAGCAACTCCCTACGTGCTTTATTGCGGTCATGCAACTCAACGATTGGACCATCTTTGCCGACTGTAACTTTTTTGACCGCCCAACTATCAACCGAGTCACTATCTTTCAGTGCAACCCATGACTTATGGCGTGTATATTGCTTATTGCTCTCTTCGTCAACTGCTTTAAAGTCATCAGAACCCCAATCAGCAAAGTCACGAATGTCTGCCCTGGCCTCTTTAGCCATGTCATCAATCAACTCAAAAACGCCTATGCCGAGCTCTGCTAATCGAGCCTGGCGTAGACGTTTAATTTCTTTTTGAATTGCAACATTTTGCAACAATCTCTGACCAGCAGTCCCAGCTGTTTCATAAGTTACACCGTAAGCATTAATATAAGCATGTGTCGCATTGGAAAGCCTGACATACTCGCTAACGAAGGCTTTTTGCTTGTCATTAAGACCACTATCTTCTAGCTCTTGAATAGCTGGATGTAGCTCTTTTTTGGTTGCAACATTTTGCGACTTGGTTGCAACTTTTTTATTAGAGGTTGCAACCTTGGTTTCATCTGCCCAATAACGAGACTTCCAAGACTTAACTGTACTTAGACTAACATCATACTTCTCTGCAATCTCCTTATACTTCATACCAGCTAAGTAATCTTGCTTAGCTTCATCCCGTTTTGTCATGTCATTGTTGCTCCTCCTTTCTTTTTAAATTTATGTACTAAAAAAGACATCAATTACTCAATGTCTAATTCAATATAATGACATCCGTCTGAATACAAATTATCATAAGGACTATCGTAAATTTCAGGCTTGTTATTGTCATTTACATACTTTTCAGCATCTTCTTTTTTGTTGAACACTTTCACTGGAGTTTCTGTTGGGATAGCGTCACCGAATCCGCCATCTTCATCAAACTCTTCAACAATTACGTAACACTTCTTAATCATCCAACCACCTCATATGCTTATGGTAATTAATCGCACCGTTTCGAAATCCAGCCCGCATGTTAGCGTGTCGATAATTATGCTTTTCTGGTTGATCGTCAGTAATGGTAGCAAACTGATTATTTACTTTAGTTGCTTGTTTCTTATGACGTTGTATTCTGATTTCTTTGTCTTCATACATAATGAATTTCTCCCAATAAAAAAGGTTATTTCCATTTTGGAAATAACCTTTACGTATTACAGAAAATAACTTCTCTGTAATCACACAACAAAATGGGAAATCATTGGCTAATATTCTATCTCACTAGATCACTAACCCATGACATTGTAACGCTAATTGCCATAAACAGCGCTCCACCCATCAACAAGCAACAACACAAATATGATGATACAGTTGCCATTCGTTGCACAGTTTTATTAACATCCAGTCCCGTAAATTTCTTCATAATTTCCTCCTTATTAACAGGGCTGTATTAATCTTACTTTAATTTCATAAAAAAGTCACTAAATACTTTTTTATATTATTCACGTCAACTATTACAGGTTAACTATTTTTTTCAAAGGAGTCTAGGTTTTTTCCCACCTATCTATGTGTACTTATACCTAAATAAGCACAATATCAATATACCATCTCAACCAACACCCTATCCCCACTGTTTTACTACTGGTTTCCCACTGTACACGTAAGTTTTAAAAAACTTTCACTCCACAATGCGAATCTGTAATAAGCAGTTTCCAACAACTTTTCGACGTTGCTGGGCGAATAACCAATCGTTTCAGCCAAATCAATCAAAGGCAAACATTTGAAATGGCGTAAATAAATCACACGAGCATACCGGTCATCCATATTATTCAACGTCACTCGTATCAATTTAACTGTTTTTTTGGCGCTTTGATTACCAATTAATTCCACAACTGCTTTGTCAACATGATTGCCATCGTCATGGCTCATTGGCATATCACTAATAACTGGCGAATGATAGAGAGAGTCAACGTTTGATATTTGTGCTAAATCCATCAAATCTTTAAATTCGCTTGGCTTATTGACTGCAAGCGGATTGCCAAAGAAATCAGATACATTTTTGATTGTCTGCTCACGATCGTACCGCACATCATCCCCCTATTCCTATTCGACCATTAACCAAATCATTCAGAATACCCCGCAATCATGTAATCCAAATACTCACGGCATTTTTTCAAGTCTTCCAGTCCGTTTTTCTTCTTGTACCTGATGAGATACTTCAGGGCGTTGCCTTCGTAAAAATCAAGGCCAAACTCATTAATGACATCAAACACTTGCATACCAGATTGACCGGTATAGCGTTCTGGATTTTTCAACTTCTCCGCCTGTCCCATCTACTTACTCCAAACCGATACGAAACGTCCATACAGCGCTGTCATCAAGTAGAACGCCATCGTCAACAACATTGGCAATGAACTTGCGGAATATCCAGCAGACAAAGCAGTAAACCAAAGCGCAATATTGACAACGTCAGCCATCAACCACAATGTGTAGCTGTCACCATACCCCAAGAATACATACATTGATGCAAACGCACCGATTACCAACGTCAATGAGTCCCATGCTGGGTTAGTGTCGCCTAACCAAGTGTAAACAACGATAAGTGGAATCCAGATGATGAACATCAACGCCACTGTTGACATCCAGTTCCCGATACTCAAATGCTTCACGCCGTTCTTGATACGGTGTCCCCAATTCTTCCACGTCACAATCAGTGGAATATCAATCAAGGACACGAACACTAACTGATCTAGCACACTGGCATAGTGTCCAGCCGTCCAATTTACGTAGATGAAACCAAGTGCGCTAATAAGTCCAAGAAGGCCATTGATAGGCTTGCCAATCATCATGTATACCGTACATGCTGACCCAACCAACGTTGCTACTAGCGTGATAATTGATAGCCAAGTAATAGGTGCCACCAAGAACAGTGCCAACTGCACGCCAACCATGAACGCCAGCATTACCGCTCCAGCTGTGTTCAATGACTTAATTTCTGTACCCAACCACTTAATATAATTTTTCATTATTTCCCCTCCAACAGTTCTGGATTCTCGTGAATGTTGCCAATCACTTCAATGGTGTGCTTATCGTTAGCTGCCCAATACTCCTGACGTGCAATAGATTTTCCAAAATTAATGCAGTAGCCAAACTTAGGCCTGTACTCGATATAACCAACCTTGTCATCAGGCGACAAGATGACAACATGCAACTTTACAACATCGCCCTCATAGATTTCTTGGCCATTCTTGTCGTACAGTCCTGTGTATTGTTCTAGTATCACCTCTGTCGGGCAGTACATTTTTTCATCACGGGTTCGAATATATTTTTGTTTGAAATTGATTTCAATAAAATCAATATATTTTTTCTTATTTTTGTCCCACGCTCTTAACACAATCTCTCTCATCACTCAACCTCTTCCTTGCTTAATTTTTGAAGCTGTTCAGCCAAATATTCAGCACCCTCTTTTGCGCCCATTTCATTTTTGGTTATATGAGCATCGTCAAATCCGATTACCTTAACTGATTTTTGTTTCATAGCCTCAATGCCTTTTAAGTCATAATCCGAGAGCTCTTTATCATCAAAGTATGGTTTTTGGTCTAATCTTAACCATATTTGTTCCCCATCAAGCTCTGATATATAACCGCTAATACTAAGTCCATGAACTGGTTCGGTATCGATATCCTGGTAAAAATCATCTGTATAATCATTTGGAAAATTATCGGGGATAATTACATAACCATTTTCAGAATATGGGCCAAATTTTGTTAGCGTATCAAATGGCTTTAGCGCTGGTTTTTTTGATTTATTTGCCATATCTAAATAGTCCATCAATCCACCTCGTCCATTTCGTTCATAAACGTTTAATAGTCATCTCAAATTTAGACCCGTCTTGTAACGTAAATGGCGTTGTTTTTCCTTCGATTTCTTTATCGCTAAGAATTGTTTTCAATGATTCCAGCGCTGCGTTTCCCAACATCATTTGAATTTCTAATGCGTTGCCAAAATTGTTCATCACTCCACCTCTTCATATCCCAATACGTACGCTTCGGCAATGTCATCAAAATCTACTTCTACTAAATCGTCATCAGATAATTCATCGTACAAAGCGCTTTTAACAACTTTTCCAAGTCCGATTTCTTCCAAGATTTCAAGCAGTTCAGCTTCTCGCTTCGTCAATTTTGGTTGTGATTCAAACGTTACTTTTGCCACTTATTCCACCTCTTCCTTTTCATACATGTCTGGATTGTATCCAGCTTCGATGACTTCTTTTTCGGTAAACTTTTCATCGTATTTGACAACTTCGTCCTTATAAGCTGATAAGGTAATCAATCCTTCATACGTTTCTAGGTAAATGTCATGTCCGTATCGATCAGTCTTCTTATATCTCCAGTAATACTTCTTCTCTTTTTCAACAAATTGGTCATGTGCCCAGTCTCGATATTTCGGAAGTGCGATTAAAACAAGCTCTTGATTTAAATCTTTAATTTTTCTTCTTTCTACAGTTTCGTTGTAATAAATATAATCATAAATATTTTTAAGATTAACGGGTGCACCCAAGGATTTGTGTTGTTCAAAATATAAGTCAGCAATTTCAACAATCTTCTGATACTCTTCTTCAGTAAATTTTTTAGTCATCACTCAACCTCTTTCCGGTCGTACATGTCGGGATTGTATCCAGCTTCAATAACTTCTTTTTCTGTGAACGAATCAAATGTTTTTGAATGAAAGCCTGGTACAATTAGCCCACTATCTTTCTCAAGATACCAAGTATCACCATCTTCATCAGTCTTTTTATACTTCCAAATGTAATTCTTCTCTTTTTCAACAAATTGGTCATGCGCACAGTCACGAGTAGTTGGATTAGCAATCGCAAAAATCTCTTTCCATTCGTCGATAAAATCAAGTTCGCCAAATAGTTCATCCTGCATTTGAATCAATAAATTAGGATTCATCAAACCCATATTGTATTTTTCTTTTAACTCATCAAAGCAATCAACAATCTTCTGATACTCTTCTTCAGTAATTTTTTTAGTCATAAATACCCCTATACCAATTTCTATTACCAGTAATTTAAGTTGT